GCCCGTGCAGTCCGCTTCATCTCCTTGTATCACGCCCTCCGTTGTCTCGGGTTTGTCGGGTCGTCCCTTGCCTTTCAGCCACTTCACAGCCACCTCCGCTTCGGGTATCAACTCGGGCAAAATCATATTGTGTTCCGTGTCGAAAAGTGCCGACTTTCGCACCACGTCCTCAATGTCCGCGGTTCTTACTACATCACTAGGCAACGGCTGCGCTTCGCAATGTTCATTCTTACAACTATCGGGCAAAAGGTCAGCCTTCACTTTGCCGTCCGCTCCCAAGATGTCCGCGGTTCTTACCACATCACTAGGCAACGGCTGCGCTTCGACAGCTCCGTTCTTGCCACTTTCGGGCAAATGCTCGGGCTTGAGCTTGCCGTCCTGGTCGAAAAAGTTCGCCAAGTCGCGCATGTTGGTATGAAGTTGGAGGGACACAGCAGTGTCCGCTCCTATATTCGCAAATATGTTATTACTCATTTTCTTTGTTTTTGGGGGTGATAGTCGTTAGCCCTTCCAGTTCGGCTTGCTTAGCAGAGATTTTTTCTTCTTCTGCACGCATTTCTTCTGACGACGCACCGGCTTCTTCGAGTTCACGCAGTTTTTTGCGGTGCTTTTGGAGATAGCGCTTGGCAGCAGCTATCTTATTGGCAAAGGTCGTTGGATCATCGGGCAATGGGGATGCTTCATCTCCTTCATCGGCTTCATCTGCTTCTGAGGCTTCTTCTGCTTCATCTTCTTCGGCATCGGCTACAGCCGTGGCATCATAGCGGTCATACGCTTCCCAGGCTGCTGCCCATGCCTTTACCAACTGGTCCAACTGGAAGATGTGCTCTTTGCGGTCACAAGGCTCTGCTTCGGACATCGTGAGCAACTGCTGATACACCTTGCGCATCTGCTCATAGCGCGTCGCATTGTCATCATACAGGGCTTGGATTTCGGCTGGCAACTCATCGTGGTCTGCACGACGACCGCGCTTGGGGCTCGACACCACCGGACCTTCACGAGGCACGGCATAAGCATCGGCTTCTTCTGCTGCTTGCTCTTCCACGGGCTCAGCTGTGGCTGCTTCTTCGCTAAACTCTTCCGCACACTCTGCCAATAGTTCGCGCTCGAGGTTGCGCAGCGTTTCTACGTTGTGACCTTCCTGACGGATGGCAAGATGCTTCTTTAGCTCATACTCCACATGATCGTGCACCACATGGGGGCGAACGATGGCAGTCGCATAAAACTGGCGATTGCCAGTAATACGCATGAGCAATTCTGCCCCGGCTACTACATCGCGCTCATCGCGCGGTGTAGAAAGCCATTTGGACAGCTCCTCGGTAAATTTTTGATCGATCATTTTATCAAGGATTTTTGGGGGGTTAACCTACGGACGAACCTACACCGGAGGCGGTGAGGGTACCATCGGCACCGGAGATGGAGCCTTCTGCAGTCTCTATCTTACCGGTATAGAAGGGGGCTGGACAGATGTCGGTCACGGACGCTTCGATGGTCGTACCGCCACCAGTGGTGCCTTCGCCGGACTCGAGTTTGGGCTTCAACTCCAAATCGTAGTCGGGATTGCCAAACACGCGATATTGTCCATTACGCTGAGGGACCAACATCACAAAGTGGTCCGTCACACACAACTGGCAAAAACCGGTGGCTTCTTCTTGGATGCCGGGGTGGGTCACCGTGATTTTGTTATTGTACGTCACAGATGGGAACTCGCCTTGTTGCTCACAACTGAAGCTGCCTTTGTTGGGGATGAGGTCTACCTTCATCCACTTCTTGTCCGCTGCCAACTTGAAGTCGCCACTGTAGGTCGCGAGCTTCGCCATCGTTGCACCTGCATCACTCACCTTCGTGCGTGTAGGCCACAAGACGATGTCGCGTTTGGAAATCAAATACACGTGAGGGCGGATACCAGGGCGCACGCTTTCACCTGCGCAAAATTCAATACTGCCCAACAAACTGGGCATATCCTTACATTTTGATGCCATTTTTCTTATTTTTGAGGGTGGATAATGACTAGGCACCACGGACCAAGTCCGTAGTGCTAGTCGCTAAGGTGGAGGGCTTACGAGTGCAACTTGCCCACGTGCAAAAACTCCTTGGAGATGCTTTCAAACTGGGTGCCGAAATACATCGTTGCCACATAAGAGAGCGTGAAGGGCTTGTACTTCTCGATGGCAATGTTTTCATCTGCCAAACCGGCACCATAACCGTACAAGAGGTTGCTCGCGGGAGCCAAGTGCACAAAAGGACTGCCTTTCTTGCTCGAGAGTGCCACGATTTCGCACAAGTCGTCCGACCCTTCGAGATACACTTTCTCATACGTGCGGTTGTAAGGAGCGGCGTTAAAGCGGGTGGCATAGTCGCGCTTGTAGGCGTTATAGATGTCCTTGGACACATAGAGCTTGGTCTTCACCGACTGGAGCTCATCTGCGGCGCTCTCGTAAAACGCCTGAAGCATTTCGACGGCATTGGTGTGACTGATGGCTGCACTAAACTCGTGCAAGTTGCCTGCTGCCGTCGAAATGTTGTTCCCGTCGATCTCTTGTTGGGTGATGGTGTCAAAACCATCAAAGAGGTCTTTGGTCTTCGTGCCGCTCTCGTTGCGCTTCGCGCTCCAAATGCAAGCACCAAGTGCCTTTCCGAGATTGGCAGAGAGATACGTCAGCACCTGCATACTGATGTCGGCACTCTTCAGAGCGTCGCCTTGTGCAGTCAAGAGTCCCCACACGGTCTTTGCAGCACTATTGGGGTCAAAGTCCTTCACCACACTGCCCAAATAAGTCTCGAGCACGCGCGGAGTGATGGTCATGCCGCTACTGTCCACACGGGCGGGGTCGTAAGGACCGATTTCGATGTCTCCCGACAACTGACCCACGACTTCACGTCCTGCCACACCGGGACGACCAGTCATGTGCATGAGGGTGGCATTTGCCGAAATCACGGGAGTGATGATCAACTGTTTCTTAAATTTCGTCGCGGACTTCTTAAGCTCGTCCGTCGTTACATTGAGATTTCCCATTCTTTTCGTTTTGTTTTGAGGTTAAAAATCGCCCATCGACTTAAGCACATTGCGTGCATTCGCTACAGCGGTCGCAAAATCGTCATCATCGGGGGGATTGACGGGGTCCACGGGGATAGTCACTGCACCATCTGCCGATGCTTTTGCCGTGAGCTCACTCACCTTGGCTTCAAGTTCCGTCACCTTGGCTTGCAAACTGTCGCGCTCTGTCGTGAGGCTTTGTTTCTCGGTTTCAAGGGCGGTCACCTTACCTTGCAAGGTGTCACGCTCTGCCGTTACGGCTGCTTGTGCTTTTTCCAGTTCCGTCACCTTGCCTTGCAAGGTGTCGCGCTCTGCCGTTACGGCTTTGAGGTCGGGTTCTGCCATTTCTTCTTTCTTTTTTGAGGTTGTTTTTGAGGATTCATTGGTCTCGGCAAAGATGCCCAGCAGCTTTGCCCAAAAATTTTTACGATCGGGGCTCTCCGCTTCTGCTTTTGGCAGTGGCGCAGCAGAGGGTGGGGTGCTTGCCATCGACACATCGGGGAGGTGATAACCAGCGCAAAAGGCACGCACCAAGCGATTTTCCGCGCTATATTGTGCGCTCATTCCATCTGTGCTCGACGCGCTGCCATCTGCTGCAGTGTCATCACCATCTGCTCCATCGATGGCATCAATGAGTCCGAGTGCAAGACATTCCTGTGCGCTCAGCCAACGCTCTTCCTTCATCAGCGCTGCCATCTCATCGCGATTTCCACCCGAGCGAGTGGCATACAAATCAGCCATCACACTGTCCAGGGTCGCGAGGTTCTTTTTCATCTCCTCATATTCGGCTTGCTTCTCGCTCAACTTTTCTTTGTTGGCTTGCTCCCACTCGAAGAGCACATAAGACGCATTATGCACCAGCATCACAGACTCGGGAGACATACTGATTCTTCTAGCACCCATCGCCAGCACAGTCGCTGCCGATGCCGTCATCCCTTGGATATGCACATGCACATTTCCGTGGTCCCTAAACAGCGCGCAAATCGCCAGTCCATCCGACAGCGACCCACCAGGGGAGCACACACGCACATGCACCTCGGGATTCCTTTCACCAGCCCCGCCAGTTCCACCAGTTCCACCAGCTCCACCAGCTCCACCAGTTCCACTAGCTCCGCCAGTTTCACTAGCTCCGCCAGCTCCACCGGCTCCGCTAGTTTCCCTTGCCTTCAGCTTCTCATGCGTGATGGTCTCCAGACTATACCGCACGCCACCTGCAGTAATCCAATATCCTATCGGACCATCTATATGTAGATCGTATTTCATATTCTTTTCTGTCCTTTCATATTCTTATCTGTCCAGTCCTTCTCCTTCGCTGCTTCTCTCGCCTTCGCTGCTTCTCCCTCCTTCGCTACTTCTTCGCTGCTTCTCTCTCCTTCACAGTCCTTTTCTGCCTCTCAATCTTCTCAGCCTTCTCAGTCCTTCTCAGCCTTCGCAGTCCGATTCTGTTGCTTCCACACTTCCTTCCGGTCCTAGTTTCCACACTTCCTTCCGGTCCTAGTTTCCACACTTCCTTCCGGTCCTAGCTTCCACACTTCCTTCCACGCATTCATGTTCTCGCACGCATTGCCGCACTTTTTTGAGGTCTTTCCCTATTCTTTCTTCTCTTTTTCTGGAGTTTTTCTTCTCTTTTTCTGGAGTTTCTCTTCTCTTCTTCTGGAGTTTCTCTTCTCTTCTTCTGGAGTTTTTCGTCTCTTTTGGGGGACTCGCAGCCGTCTTAACTCACCAGCTGCTTACATATCCGCAAAGATAATCTCTATATACAGTCTTAAAAATGACACTTTTTCCCGGTAAAAAAATAGGCTTACATTTAACACCGCGGACATTTTCGCGATCGACCTAACCCCAAACGACATCAAATCATGCCAATATAAGCTCAAAACAAGGTCGTATTACCTCAAAACAAGGCAATACGACCCCAAATCCGTAAAAAAGCCCCTCAAATCCGAAAAAAAATCACCCCAAACGACCGCAAAAAACACCTATCTCCACTTGTCCGCTCTCGAAATCACCTTATCCTCTGATTATAAAGATAAAAGATGTCGGATAAACCAAATTTTATCCGACATCTCTCCCAATCCATCCACCGAGCGCCCTCAGCGGGGGGTGGTTCGCGACCGCTCGTGGAAATCGTACTATATGTGTTTGTATCGAGTGCAGCTGTGACCAAGCGACCAAGTATATAGTGCGTAATTAAGTCTATATTTATCGAGCAGCGCGCAATCTATAATACAATCGTCTCACTGCCTCTCGATTGACCACCTTAATGCCTCTGTGCGAGCACCACTTGTCAAGACTAGCTCCGATGGGGTGTCCAGATAGATTGCGTACTTGCATCCAGTCCCATAAGTCAATCCTCAGACTACGCACAAGACATCGAACAAGCCTTGCATGAGACCGACGAGAAAAATGGTGATAGTACTCAGGCTTTTTGAAGCGATGGTCTGGTAGTATGATGGAGGTTGCGATGCCACGATGGGGGAGTGGTATTTCTCGGCGACGCTCTGATAAGTATGATAGTAGGTCATTTTCGGCGGAGTGTTTAGGGAATTTCGTAGGTACACCATATTTATTAACAATATAGTCGTGTAAATAAGGAGGTAGATATAAAATGCAGGTTATATTTTTCATTCTCAGCGTTTTTGTGGTAGCAAAAGTAATACATTCTGGGCTTAGAAACAAGACTGTGTAGTGTTGAAATGCTGCACAATGTAGAAAGCAAAAACTTTCTACATTGTAAAAGTGGCAAATCAATTTGTATCTTGTATCACACACGCAATCTATTGTAATTCAAAACATAAGACTATGATACAAAAAATGAGTGGATGGCATTTCTCCCCCAAAAAACATAGAAAGCAGGAAAAATCTTGCAAGATAGACAAAGCTCATCAACTTTGTATCATCTTTGTATCATCTTTGTATCATGGTTTGTATCATCTCAAACCACCTTTATTTATTGACTTTCTTCTTACTTTTTGCCTTGTTTGATACAAGATACAAACTAATAGTACAAAAATAAGAGAGGAGGAGGGAGAGGAAAAAGCCCCCAGAGCGCGATTTCGTAGTCCTAATGCCTCACAGATGTGTTAACCGTTGGTAAAAACTAATGTTATGTTTAATCGGTTTTTTGAAATGGGAATAGAAGTAGAAGTATAAAAAGAGACCCCCATGCGTTTTGCTTGAGAGTCTCTTGTGGTGGGTGGGAAATCAATGGCTAGGTGGAATAATACAACCTCGCCAATCCCTCTCTATCATGAGGGGAGGGGGAATGCGATGTAGGAGTGTGTAGTCATCGGAAAATGTATACTCCACAGGTTGGTGATGGAGTATCTGTCTGTCGATAAGGTGGCACACAATGCAGATAATCCAAGCTAATTTTTGCCCATCATATCTTGCCAACGACAGAGAGCTGCCAATCCGCATTGTACGGAGATACTCGACTATCTTATGTTCAAGATCCCGAAACTCCTCTTTGTGCCAATACAGAGTCTCGTAATAGTCTGCGCTGCGCACATCAACTCCATCGTAATAATAAGGTGCGCGAGTCATTGCTTGGCGACGATGTCAATATCAATCTCAAATCCAAGACGAGCCATACCAGTCAGCACCTTCAGCTCAAAAATCTTAACGAGCGTCAAAAAAGTCTCTAGCTCACTAAGCATATCCTCATCGTTGGGCAACTCTCGTACTCTCTCTCTGCATTCGGTGCTCTTAACAGCATATACAGAGATATTAGACAACAAATCTGCGAAATCCTCGTTACGAGATCCTTTAGTCATGAGATAGTTTGATATCAATGTGATTTCCTTGATCTGAGATTTCATAATTTTGAGGATTGATTTTCGGAGTGTTTCTGTTTCCATTTTTGGGGTCAATTAGATGTTTATAGATTCGCGATGAAATGTACCAGTGCCTTCAGAAATAGATAATCGAGGAGGAGCAAGAGGAATGCAAAAATCCAAAATCCCATAAAAGCTCGAAAAATTCTATCCATCTGTCTCGTGTCTGGTCGTTTGCGGATTATATATTGTACAGTACTGACAGCATCTCCAACGTAACAGACACACATCAATAGGTACAAAGAATAAAATACATTGTCAATCATACTAGAACGGCATACTCTGATCTACCACTGAAAAGCTATCGTTGAGGTCGCATCCTTGCTCTTGAGCCTTTGTCGAGCGCAAGTAAAAGCAATCCTCCATTTTGCCGTCGACTCTTCGTGAAATGCGTCCTTGAGAATTTAGCAACGCCTCAGGGTTAAGCACGTGGACATGATGGCAGCATATCGCAAAAGCCTTGAGTTGCTTTGTAAAACGCTGCATAGAGTAAGCACGCCCTGCATTACCAGCAAACTTAACATACTCATCAAAAGCCTCACGTCGCACAATAAGTCTATCAAGGTTGTCACCATCAGTCGAGAAATAGGTTTCAGCCCAGTCCTCGAAATTGACACCCATATCGGCTTTGTGTTTGCGCGTTAGGATATTATCCATTGGAGGCATGATTTTGACGTTGCGATGCGCCAATGAGAGGTAAAATTGCAGACACTGGAGCATAAAATTTATATCTCTATTCCAGTCCTCAGTAGGATATCCGTCATCTTGTAGGTTGCGATCAAAATCGTCCCGAATAGACCGGTCCTCTAGATAATCATTTTCTTCCGTCCGCTGATGGTAGTAGTCAGAAAAAACAAGGGGGAGCAAGCGCGCCATAGTCGAGGCGTTGAAATCGGTCGGCACATAATTTGTGGTAAAGGATAATTTGGGAGCCTCATGGAAAGGTATGGTGTACGATCTGTTGTTTTTAGGATTGACCGTGAGCGAACCTGTAATGATGTCGTAAAAGATACCCATCGAAAGGTATTGCGCGCAGTCATCGACCAGTATCATATCTGTAGACTTATCCACTTGGTCAAATACGTGAGGGTTATCCATGAGCTTAGGATTTCGACCCGATAATTTCACCATGCGACCAAATGTCTCAAAAGCCTTAAAAAGGAAAGATTTACCGCTACGTCCATTACATTGACCGTCCTCTCCTATTTTGTGATCCATCGCTTGAGGAGCCCAAGCCCGTGAGGGAGACTTATATCGGTGCAACATATAGCCAATCGCAAAAATCTTATTTATGAGGTTTTTCTTCTGCTCCTTAATCTCAGCAACAGACAACCCCTCTCCATCGATACAGAAACGATGAGTAGCAGCGTAAGCAGTCCTCTCTTCATAGGTCGTCCATTGCTCCTCCATCTCTTTGCGCCAGTGGATGCGAGAAGTGTTTATCAGATAGCCAAATAGCGGTGATGATTTATCTAAGATTTCGATGTCAAACACTGGATCCACCGAGTTAGAGTCTTCTGCATCTAATTCAGAGATAGCAAACATCGGAGCCAGTTTGGAGTACTTGTGGGGTATCACATTATCCTCCCACACATAATGCCCCGTGCTTTCGATGGACTCTTCTATGTCAGTGGGAGTTACACACACAGATATATTTTGGCTGCTAGTCTTGCGGAAATAAAATAATTGACTAGTAGGAGTATAGGTACCAAAGTCTAAATCAACCTCGCTCAAATGCTCGATAACGGCACTCCCTGCCAAGCGTGGAGAGTTTAAGATTAGGTTGCGGATCTCCGAATTAAGCTCACGTTCCTCCGCCCATACGCGCATAAAACGTCTTATATCACGTTGTCTCACCTCGCGAACTGTGCTCCCTTCAATGTGGATAAATCGAGGAGCATCACTTTCCTCATCCTTAAGCGTGTGGAAACCATTTAGCTCCAGAAAAGCCAGCAGCGACACCGTGTCTATGTAATAATCCACCTTTCCGCTCTTTTTGTTGGTCTGCTCGCGCCAAAATTGCGCAGGAGCAGCCAGTGACAACAGCCCCACAAAGTCCTTTTTATCGTTACGCAGCTCCATCCAGTCGCGGAGATCCTTCCTCGGCTTCCCTCTGTTGTCTCGATAGGTAGACAACCATTCGGGCAACCAAGCCGTGCGGATTTCAGGGTATCTCAAGGCAAGTTCTGTCCCCTTTTTTCGTCCTGTGCTGTCAAGGTCAGGGATATTATAGACCACCTTCACATACTTCAGGATTTCGCGCATCTCCGAGTCGCTCACCTGATAAGTCTCTGAGTTAAACCACAGAGGACTATACCCCATACTCTTGCAGCATAAGCTATCACGCTCACCACTGCATATCACCGCCTCCTCCAACTTTTTAGGCTTATATACCTTGTTTTCGTTCGCGGGGTCATTGAAAAAATCACGCTCCTGCGCCTCATTGTAGGCATCATAGATTTGCTTTAGCTCTGCCAGTCCATTGATGTAGCGTTGTGGCTTTTCCCCTTTTGGGCAGTAGCTAAATCTATATTGTTTCTCCGGGTTGAGAGGCTTATATATCTTGAAAAACGCACTCTGACTACCATCCGCACGCTGCACCACACACTCACGCATAAAGATAGGGTAATTGTCGTTGCTGCGCTCCAGTTTAACGCGACGATTTTTCACGACCCCCACCTCCTCGACAGCATACCAATGCAACGCCTCCGCATGCTCATGAGTCACCTTAGGACCTAATACTTTGAGCCAAGATGTCGGTATTTTCTCCATCAGCTTGTAGACCGTGGCTCCTTCGTCTTCATCAGCTGCTGCAGCACGTTCCACCCATTCAGAGCGATTTAGCGTGCGATTGAGTTCATCCCTCACGTCGAAATGTTGGGCAAGCTGTAGCACCGCCTCACCAAATCTAGTCACACCCCTCTCTTTCATGTAGCTGTCCACCGGGCTAAGTGCATGACCTTCGTCCCCATAGTCCACCACTTTCCACACGCGGTTGCCTGAGGTGTCCTTCCCCTCCCAAAGCACCGCACTAGGCGTTTTCTCACCTAGTCGGCACTTAAATTTAGCTTTGCGATCGCTCAAACATACCTGTGCTTGAGGGTAGACCATGAGGATGATGTCCAAGCCATCATTGGTCGCGCGATATAATTGTTCCGCTGTTATCATATTTGATGGCTTAATTGTTGATCTTATCGTTTATTTCCATTGTGCTATATTTGATACGACTCTAGGTGTCTGAAACCTGCACTGAGTCTTATTTTTAAGCCCATTTTGTCAGGGCTTTCTTCTGGCTATTAGCGTCTGGATCTGCGCAGAGGTTCGCCGCGCCAAAATGCAATGATCGATGCTCCTAGTATATACTTTCTTCCAGTGTAGCGATGCACGTGCACTTCGATTTCACCTGTTGCTATATAATTGCGCAGCGTCGTGCGGCACACGCCTAAAACCTTTGCAGCTGCTCCTAGAGCAAGTCTGTCATCTGCTTGTATTGTAGGCTCTTGTGTGGTCATGACTAGGATAGTCTATAGAGTTTTATCACTCTGGCTTCGCAGTCCACAGACGACTCAAAACTGCGTCCAAGAGTGCGACCATACAACGATTTGTAGGTGCCAACTTTAGGCAAGTTGGCGATATCTAGATGCAAACATTCCCCCACTTTCATCCCCTTAATATGGGCTGCTGAAAAATTTTTGATGATATTCTTATCTTCTTTCTTTGCCATTTGTTTTTTTATTATTAGTTTTACAGCGCGAAGATAAGAAATAATACTCAGTAGTGCAAAATATAAGACTGAAAAGTATTAAATTCGCCATAATAAAGTGCTACAATTAGCACCGCTGGGCTAGTTATAGCTATTGTATAATCCCTAAAACCCATTAGTTATGGATCTACAACTATTATATAAGATTGTTGAGTCCCAAGACACCAGCATCGGAAATCTTGCCGATTTAGTCGGCATGAGCAAGTCCAATCTCTACCGCTGCATCCGCGAGAAGAGCATCAAGGCTCAAGACCTCGAAGTTATCGCTGAAGCCTTAGGGGTAAGTGTTCAGACTTTTTTCCCACCCATCCCCCTCGAGGAGCTAGAGACTGCAGACGGCAAAGTGGCTATCGGCAACAGTTCTACGCACAGCTTCAACAAGAGCCGCATCCATGTGGGCAACAATACGATAGCCAAGCTCCAAGATCGCATCCTATACTTGGAGCAGCAGCTTGAAATCTACAAGCTCAAGGTTCGCCATCTCGAGGAGAGAGTCGCAGACAAAGACAGTCTGATAGAGGCTCTGAAACTCGCTGGCAGCGTGCAAGATTAGTGCAAATATCTGTGCTTGTTTTTGCACGTGGTTGAAAATCAACGTGTTACACGGAGTTTGTGTTTTAGCAATGTAAAGATACCAACAAAGCAGTATTACAAGAAAATTCTCCTCTCTGTACTCGACAAGTAAGTTCCTCTTTCACCTTATAGTCACTCTCTAACTGCCCGACTAATTCCCAAAGTCTAATCTCTAAAATCTAATGTCTAACCTCTAACGTCTAAAATCTAACGTCTAAAATCTAACGTCTAATCTCTAACGTCTAATCTCTAACGTCTAAAATCTAACGTCTAACATCTAACGTTTTCTCGCGCGCGCGTGACACGCGCCCGCATTACAGCGAAATCGCATTTTTTGCTTTCACAACCTTCACACTTCCCCCTTTGTGGGAGCTCTGGAAAAGAACGTGGGAGATAATTCAAAAAACGTGGGAGAAAAAAGAAAAAAAGTCGCACGTTTTCTCACAAACGTTGGAGAAAATCGGACTGCGTGTGAAGGTTGTGAAAGCAAAAAATGCAAAACTCCAGGGAATGCGCGCGCGTGTCACGCGCGAGGACATTGGTGCCCCCCAAAAAAATCCCATGATTTACCCTGTCCATCCCGCTCGATTTTTCCCCCTGAGTTTTCTTAGCAAAAACTATAGGAAGGTATTCAAAAAATCAACGAAGATTTAACGGCACAAACCAAGAATTGACACACAGAGACACAAAACCACACTACCTTTGCACCATCAAAACATCACAATCATCACATAGAATAACATCAACACCATGAACCCTACTACCTCTGTTTCTCCTTCTGCAGTGGATCGCACCACCGACAAGTTAGACCACAGTGCCACCTTCCTCCTCATGATTTTGCGCTTCTCCCTCCTCAAATGGTTGGCACAGCAATCAACCTTCATCTCTATGGCGCAATGGTGCAGCGAACTTTTGGACATCCGCGTCACACCGCGAGAAGTTGTGGCTTACCTTCATGCCAATATTGCCCTCATGGCAGTAGTCTTCCCCACCAATATGCCAGGGGTGTATTATCTCTTGATGGGAATATGGGTGACCATAGCCTCATTGCCCCTCATCGGGCTATGCCGACGCCTTGTGCGCGACTGATACTGCCTACTTTTCAACACTTTGCCCCAAAATTTTGGTAGACCGCGCAAGAAGTCGTACTTTTGCACATGACAACATGCTTTTGGAAGCTACTGCACAGACAGAGGCAACTGGAGCATTGGCGAACCGACAATTCAAAAAAGCAAAAATACATCGATGAATTTTGTAGAAGAACTCAAATGGCGTGGCATGCTCCACCAAATGATGCCAGGCACCGACGAACTTTTTGAAAAAGAAATGGTGACGGCCTATGTGGGCATCGACCCCACAGCCGACTCTCTCCACATTGGTCACCTCTGTGGCGTGATGATGCTCCGCCATCTTCAACAAGCAGGCCACAAGCCCCTCGCTCTCGTGGGTGGTGCTACTGGCATGATTGGAGACCCCTCTGGCAAAAGCGCTGAACGCAATTTGCTCAATGAAGAAACTCTCCGTCACAATGTAGCGTGCATCAAGGAACAATTATCACGCTTCCTCGACTTTGAAAGCGATGCCCCCAATGCAGCCGAGTTGGTGAACAACTACGAATGGATGAAAAACTATAGTTTCCTCGATTTTGCACGCGAAATTGGTAAGTGCATCACCGTGAACTATATGATGGCGAAAGACAGCGTGAAGCGTCGTCTCAATGGCGAATTTGCCGAAGGTATGTCTTTCACCGAATTCACCTACCAACTGCTCCAAGGCTACGACTTCCTCCACCTCTACCAAGAGAAGAACTGCAAACTCCAGATGGGCGGTAGCGACCAGTGGGGTAACATCACCACGGGTACGGAGTTGATTCGTCGCAAATTGGGTGCTGACAATGAAGCCTTTGCCCTCACTTGCCCCCTCATCACCAAGGCAGACGGCAAGAAGTTTGGTAAGACCGAACAAGGCAACATCTGGCTCGACCGCAACCGCACCACCCCCTATGCTTTCTACCAATTCTGGCTCAATGTGGGTGACGAAGAAGCTGAACGCTACATCAAGATTTTCACCGACCTCACCAAGGAAGAAATCGATCATCTCATCGAAGAGCATCGTCAAAATCCTGGTCTCCGCACCCTACAAAAGCGTCTTGGTCAAGAAGTGACTGTGCTCGTGCATGGTCAGCAAGACTATGAAATGGCAGTAGAAGCCACCAACATCCTCTTCGGTAAGGCTACGAAGGAAAACTTGCTCAAGCTCGATGAAGCCACTCTTTTGGCAGTCTTCGACGGTGTGCAGAAGTTTGAAGTGAGTCGCGACCAAGTGGTAGGTGCAAAAGCCGTAGACCTCTTGGCAGAAACCACCAAGGCTTTCCCCTCTAAAGGCGAGATGCGCAAACTCACCCAAGGTGGCGGTGTGAGCATCAACAAGGAAAAACTCGAAGCCTTCGACCGCGAACTCACAGAAGACGATTTGCTCGATGGCAAATATCTCCTCGCACAAAAGGGTAAGAAAAATTACTATCTCATCATCGTGAAATAACGCAAAGCATCCTCTCAGCGTCCCTGTAGAGGTTTTACGATGTGAAAAATCACAAATCGGAAGTCAAACTAACGACTTCCGATTTTTTTTGTACTTTTTTCTACAAAAGAGGGGCAAACTCGGAATTTATTTGTTACTTTTGCTCAGATATTGACACTAACTTGCCCTTACTAGGCTCGTTTTGCTGAAAAGTCTCTGAACATGAACGAATTGAGAGTCATCATCAGTGGCGGAGGCACAGGGGGACATATATTCCCTGCCATTGCCATTGCTAACGAAATAAAAGCCCTACACCCCGAAGCCGAAATTCTCTTTGTCGGGGCTGAAGGTCGTATGGAAATGCAGCGCGTGCCTGCCGCAGGTTATCGCATTGTTGGTCTGCCCATTGCCGGATTCGACCGCAAAAGATTGTGGCGCAACTTTGGTGTACTCCTCAAACTCTGGCGTTCGCAGCGCATCGCTAAGCGCGTGATCAAGGAGTTTAAGCCTATGGTGGCAGTCGGCGTGGGCGGTTATGCCAGCGGTCCAACTCTCAACATGTGTGGCAAAATGGGTATCCCCACCTTGCTGCAAGAGCAAAATTCCTATGCTGGGGTGACTAACAAGCTCCTCGCCAAGCGCGCAAAGAAAATCTGCGTGGCGTATGAAGGTATGGAGCGATTCTTCCCTGCAGAGCGCATTGTCCTGACGGGTAACCCTGTGCGTCAGAATCTTTTGCACCACAACCTTTCTCCCGAAACAGCTCGCA